AGGATCACCGCCTCTGCGCTGACGCCGTGGCGCATGGCCTCTGCGGGCGTCATTTCGTGGCCGCCGCGATTTTGGCCAGCATCACCCGCCGGGCGTTGAGTTCCGCGATCCCCGTGCGGTCCTGCGCCGCCATTGCCTTTTGCATCGGCCCGTCTGCGGCGGTGATCGCCGCCAGTTCGGCACGCGCCTCGGCCGGCGTCGTGGTCAGCTGGCCACCCCGCCCGATCGCCGCGGCGCTGTCCTCGCCGAACGCCTCGGCGGCGGTGGCGAGGAACCGGATCACCCCGGCATCGCCCAGCTTGTCACTCAGCGTCTGGCCGATCGCCGCGATCTGGTCGGTGGTCAGACCCGCCTTTTCGCCGATCGCCTGTGCCGCCTGGCGCGCCTGCGTGATCTTGGCATCGGTCTGGGCCCCATAGTCGCGGCGCAGCTCGGCCATCATTTCCGCCTGCGCGGTGGCCAGCCCCTCGCGCGACGCATATTCCATCGCCTTCATCTTTTCGGCGAAGAGGGCCACATACTGCTTGTGCACCTCGGGGTGCGCCCCGGCCTTGAACGCGATGTCGCGCGCCTTGGCCTCCAGCGCGCTGTCCCAGGGCAAATCCTTCGGCCAGAAGTCCGGCGGCTTGACCTCATACCCCTCGGGCTTGTCGGGCAGGCCCAGGGCCGCGGCGTTCGCACGCATCCAGTCGCTGATCGGCTGATCCTTGGCGGGCTTGTCGAGGATCGTATCGACCCCGCGGCCCAGGCGCGCCTCGGCGTTCCGATGTCCGCGCACCAGTTTCGGGACAACCTTGGTCACATCGTCCTCGGTCAGACCCCGCGCGGTCAGCCACTGGCGATCTTCTTCCGTGTAGCCCGCATCGGCATACCAGGGCGACTTGGCGGGCGCGGCATTGGCACCGGCGGGCTGGGCTGCGCCTTCGCCTGCAGCCGGGACACCTTCACCGGCGGGCGGTGTCACGGCGGCCGCACCCGCGCCATCCTCGGGGGCGCGCAGCACGCGCGGCAGCGAAAGCCAATGGGGCTTAAACATCGTTGTCCTCCAACATTTCCTGATAGATTTCGGGGGTGGTATCCATGAGTGCGAGGATCTGCATCGCCAGATCTCGGCGCCCGGCCTCATAGGCCAGACGCATCGCGTCCGGCGTCTCGAACTCGGGGATCCCGCCGTTCACGATCACCGGCTGCAGGGCCAGAAGGCCACCCAGCCGGATCAGATCGGCGCGCAGCTCGGGCGCGCGGGTGGCGGCGGCGCGCCAGCGGGGTGCCACCGCATCCGCCGCCTTGCGGGTCGGGAACAGGCTGCGCAGGATGTCGATCGGGGACCAGATCACAGGCCCGCCTCCTGCGCCGCCATGGTCGCGTCCGCCACGTCGCGCACTGCTCCGGCCCCGGCTTGTGCCATCTGGGCCATCTGCATCGCCTGCTGCGCCTGGGCGCGCTGTTCGGCAATGGCATCGGCCTGTTCGCGCGACCGGAACATCTGCGCCGGGGCGCCGCGCGCATTCATCAGCGTCTCCAGAAGGCCATCCTCGTCGATCCGATCCGCCAGGCGCGGCTTGATCCCGATCAGGGGGCTGATGTCCTGCAGGATGCGCAGGGCCGCGTTGCCCTCTACGCTGCGCTGTGCCGCCGCCGCCGCCGATTGGTAATCGACGCGCAGCTCGACCCCGCGCAATTCCTCAGGCGGGGGCGGCAACTGACCGGCGCGCCACAACAGGGCGAACCGGCGCGCGACCTTGGGCGCAAGGAATTCCTCCTGCACCCGTCCCTGATGCGGCGCCCAGAGGCGCTGCCGCTCTTCCGTGATCGCCATGACCTCGGTCGCCGTCATGCCGGTGCGCCCGGCAAGGTTCATCAGCGAATAGTGGAAGGCGTCCCTGATCTCCTCCATCTTCTGCTGCTTTTCGGCCAGCGTGAGGTTGATCGACCCGGCCATTTCCAGCGGGCGCAGCATCGCATTGCCGCGGGCGTCGAGAGCGCCGTACACCACCGTACCGGGGCGGATGCGCCCGGCCAGCGGCCAGTTTTCCCGATCGCCCGCCAGAAGCGTGGGATCGGCCGCACGCTGCGCCATGCGCAGGGTTGCCTCGTCCATCCGGTTGTGGGCCCGGGCGGATGCGAGGGCGTTGAAGGCAGGCCCGACGCCATAGATTGACCCGCTGTCCACCTCCCACCGCGGGGCAAAAAACGGCATTTCGTCGTAGCCCGACGCCCGCACCAGTGCCCCGTCCACTTCGGTCGTGGTGACGGACGCCCACCGTTTGCCGCGCAGGCCAAGGCGACCGGGCTGGAAATCGTCGTTCGGGTGCACATGCTGGAAGAACACGTGCTGCGTCTGGTCGCCCTTTTCCGCCCATTCGGCGAACTTGTGCGGCAGGGCGCGTGCGCCGAACATCCGAAGCGCGGACGCCGCCTTCAACCGGAACCGCCGCACCACCTCGGACACACGGCCGTAACCGTCGATATCGAACACCACCTCCGCCAGGGACAGTGTCACGTCCAGGATCTTGCGTTCCGCTGTCACCAGCTCGTCGTACTGGGCGGCGTTGCCAAAGGCGGCAAGGTCCGAAAACACCTGTGTCGTGGCGGTGTAGAACGGAGACACGCCGGGCAGGAAGCTCGCCAGCACCCGCTCGGTCACCTTGTCGAGCCAGAGGCGCGCCGAATGGAACTGGTCAAGCTCGGGGTCGTTGGTCTTGAGGCCGAACCACTTGTTTGCCGGGTTGGTCAGGGTGCCATAAAGCCCGGCGGAAAAGTTGGACTGCGCAAGGATCGGCCCAGATGACAGCGGCCGCAGGCGGTCGCGCGTCGTAGGATCGTCGAGGCCGAAGCCCCCGCGCTGGGGCCGCATCAACTGGGCGATCAGCTCCCAGTCGCGCTCGTGGGTGACGCGGTCGGTTTTCAACTCGCCCCATCGGCGGTGCGCCTGGTCGAACGCCGGGTGGCGCGTGGTGACGGCGGTCATGTCGGCCATTACGCACGCCCCCCGAGGGTGGGTGTGGACGGGATACCGGTAGGGCCGGTCAGCACATCTGCGGCGGCACCGGCGCGGCGCTTGCGCAATCGGGCTTCGAGGTCGGCCTGCTGGATGGCCTCGCGGTTGTCGGCCGAGGCGATGCGCAGGGGGGCGGGGCGGGCGGAACTTCCAAAGCACATGGGGATTACTCCTTCGGGTTGATGGGGGGCTGGTCGGGGTGAGGGTCGTCTTGGCCAAGATGGATGGGGAACAGGAAAACGCGGGCAAACTGGGTGAAGGTCAGGCTGCCACCGATCCCGAAACCGGGCAGGTCGGCCTCGCGCCGAAACCCCATGGCGGTCAACAGGCGCGCCCCGGTTGGATGCGCGGACCAGCTGCGGGCCTCGAGGCGGGTCAGGCGGTATTTCTCGGCACGGGCGGGCAGTTCGGCCCGGATCAGGGTGCATAGGGTGGCCAGCGGGCGGCGGAACCGGGCGTGATCGCGCGCCAGCAGGGCAACCGACGCCACCCCGGAATAGCCCGCGTTCGCGAGCGCAAAGACGGCAAAGGGCGTGCCCCCGGTCAGGGCGACATGGCTCTCGTACCGGACCGCCTGCATCGCCCGCCAGTCGGCGAACAGCGCGAGCGGCGCGGTGGGTGCGCCCCGCGACAGATCGACCTCGCGCTGATCGGCGGGATCGAGCCGCGACAGCACCGCATGGGCGGCCAGATCGTCGTAGGGGCGCACCAGGATCATTCCGCGTCCACCTCCAGCAAGCGGCGGCGCGCGGCGGCGGCCCAGGCGTGGATCGCGCCGTAGTTTCCGGCGGTGGAAACGGCGGTGATCCCGCCCATCGTTGCCGCCGTATGCGCCCCACCGTTGATCTCCCGGATGTTCAGGCGGTGATCGGCCTTGAGATCGTGGATCAGGTTGGGCAACAGGTGCCCATGCATCTGCGCGTCGATCACCGCCAGCACCTCGCGCAGCTGGTCGTGAGTGTAGGGCGCGGCCTTGCGACGCGTGGGCTTTGCGGGTGCGGCCTGCGGCGCTGCATCCGCATCCGCGTTCGCGGTTTCGGTCTGTTCATCAGGGATCACTGGTCAGCTCCTTCGTAGGGGTTGAGAACGTCAAAGCCCGTCACAAGGCCGGGCGCGCGATCGGCGGGGTGCCCCAGGGGTGGCCCGCCGTTGTGGCCCATCAGCGCGGCCTTTCCGGCCGGGAAACTGATGGGCGACATGCCGTTGATCCGATGCTCGGACAGGAGCAGGTACTGCGCCGCGTCCACCACGTTCGCCTCGGTCTGTGATTTGTCCGGCACCTTGCGCTTGTCGCCGCTGGCATCGACCTCGGTGCGCCAGATGTACCGCGCCTCAAGACCGCGGATCAGGAACCGGCAGGACGGGTCGATCAGCAGGCCCGGTTGGCCCCCGCTCACGAACTCCATCGCCGCGCGCAGGGCCTCCAGGCGCGGCTGCAGGCGGTTGGTTCCGATCTTCTGGGGCCGCACCGTGAACCCGGCAACCCGCCCGACCAGGCGGTTCCACGTCGCGTTCTCGTCCGCCGCCTGGCTCGCCCCATGTTCGCCCGCCATGTCGCCCCAGGCGGCCTCTATCCGGTGGCCGGGGAACCGCGCCTCGATCAGATCGGCCAGCCGCTGGCCAAAGGTGACGGCCATCAACCGTTCCTTCGGGAAATGCAGCTCCGCTAGGACGCGCCAGTGGAACGGGGGCAGGAACTGCGCCACCACGGCCGCACCCAGAAATCCTTGGTCAAGGCCGATGCGCAACGGAGCGCCCGGCTCCGGCCGGATCGTCGTCTCCGCGACGTGGATGCGGCGGTTGAACTCCCGCGCGAACACCGGATCGCCCGCGCGCAGGTATCCGACCTTGTTCAGCACCAGGCGGTCGATCATGTCGCCCCGCCCGGAAAGGCGCATTGCGGCGATCTGGCGGGGATAATAGGCTGGGCCGAGGTTGTGCAGGTTCTCGCAGCCCGGTTCACCAAAACCCGGCTGGTTGTGGAACGCGATGCGGATGGGGCGCGCGCCGTCCGGCAGGCCCTCGGTCAGCAGGGACGCCATGCGCTCGCGCTCCTGCGCATCGTGGAACACCCGGAAGGTCCAGTTTTCCTCGTCCGGCGCGTTGAAATCGGTCACGACCTGGCCGTATCCGCGCAGCTCGGGCGGATAGCCGTCGAAATGCTTCTGCCCCGGCCAGCGGTCGATGCGGCCCACCCCGGCGGTCATCACCTCCACCGGGTTGGTGTCGCCTTCGTTCAAGAGCATGTCGGTCGTCTGGATCCCGCGCATCGACGCGATCACGTCATCGCCGAACGCCATGAACTCGACGCGGAACTCGATCGGTCCGTTGCCGTCCTCGAACTCGATCACATGCGTGACGGGATCGCCGCGCCCGCCCGACCACGCCCCCATCGCCTTGGGGAAGGTTTCGAGGTAGCTGGGGATCGTGGTGGACCACAGCTGCCGGTAGGTCTCGCGCACCACAAGGAGCTTGTAGCGCCGCCAGCCGTCGATGGTGGACCGGGGCATCATCAGGGCGCGGCGCAGGCGCGAAAGCATTACGGTCGTCGTTTTGCCGCTGCCAACCGGCCCCTGTATGCCGACAACGTCGCTGTCATCCCAGTACATCGCCTCGGCGATCGGGCCGGGAAAGGTCGGGCGCGCGGCGGTCGGCATGTCGGTCACGTCCGCACCCGCGCCAATCGCCTGCACTGCCTCCGCGGCGGTCATGTCCTTCAGCGCATCGGGATCCGGCGCGGCCGCGCCGGGGTGCTCCCCCCGACCCCCGGTCTGTTCGGTCAGCATTCGCTGCCTCCCGCCCCGGCACGGGCCTCGAAAAGGACGCATGGGGTCACACAGAGGGGGAGAGAGTGTGCGCGCCGGTGGCCCCCCCGGGGGTCGCGGGCCGTGATAGGGAGGGTCGGCCTGCTGGCGGGGGGGGTGGCCTTTCCGGCGGCAAGGACGGCGCGACCGGAGAGTGCAGATTGATTTTCGATCAATTGGTGAACACGGTTTTTCCCATGCGATTTCATGCGCTTGCCCCATCGTCGCCGCTGCGTCCGTCCGAACTCGGGACCGGCGATCTGCTAAGTGATTGATTTTCCACGATCTGCCCCGGCATCGGCGGCGGCGCGATCCGGCGCGGCGCAGGCGTCACGTCCCGCGCCTGATCCGGCCCGGTCCGCACCGCCGGGGTGCTGCCCTGCTGGACGATCACCTGCACCGGCGCGGCCGCCGGGGTCTCCGGGCTCAGCTTGGTCAGGCCGTATGGCAACAGCGCCTCGCCCGCGCGCAGCATCGCCGTCATCACGAATTTGAACGTGTCGATCCGCTGCGCCGGTGTCGCCTGCGCCGCGTCCCGGCTCGCCCAGGTCAGCACCTGTTCGGCGCGCAGCATCGCGGCCATGAACGCATCCTCGCCCGTCGAGAGCCCCGCCAGCTCGGCCAGCACGTCCTCGGGCATCCGGTAGCCGCGCGACGCCAGCCAATCGCGCATTTGGCTCGTCGCCTTGCCCGCGCCCCGTCCGCGCCCCGCCGACCCGTCCCGGCTCTCATCCGGCAACGGCAGGGCCAGCTGCTCGCCCGCCGCGCGCGCCGCCTCGATGCGATCCGCCGCCTCACGGGCCTGAACCTCGAACAGGGTGCCGGGCTTAGGCATGGCCAAATCCCCACTTGTTGAATAATTTCAGCAGGTTGACCAGCCGCGCACAGACCCCACAACGGTCCAGACG